TATCTTATAATATCAATATCGTCTGCATTTACATTCCATGTTTCCACGGTACGTCTCAGACGACCTTCACTCTTGAGTTTGTCATAACGTTTGATGGCATTCTTACGCCACCATTCTGTGACACCCTCTAGAGAGAATCTGTCGAAGTTTTCCTTCTTAATTAGTGTATCAGTTTCTAAGTTTAGATACTGTGGTACGTTTTCATAACCGTATGTGGATACGAACGAACGTTTCTGTTCGGTCAGATCCTTTGCATCAGAGAAAGTTTGACAGAACTTCTTATAGGCAACTTCATCGTGTACCTTGAGAGAGGCTTTGATGATAGATGCCATCTTGGTTTGAGTCTTTAGTTTACGTGATGAGGCGTCAACTGGAACCAAGGGTTCACCACCATTCTTTTCAATGAACCATGCACTTAGTCTGCGGAAAGTGTCGTCATTGATAAGTGGCAAGAAGTTTGAGTCTGTCAAACCATTGAATCGCAAGAATGGTTTCATACCATCGTATTGCGAAGCAGACTTAGTTGAACCATATAATGATGTAGTCTCGAACATACAGAAGTTACTGTTGTACTTCTTGTTCAATGCTTCACGTGTATAATGGGAACAACAAATTGCGGCCAGTAATTTACCACCAAGATAGTTGAAACCAAACGGTTGAGTAGGTACAATGTTAAACCCCATGATTGCGGAGTCATTGAACCTTTTCATTACGTCTGGATTCATACTGTCTAGCGGTCTTCCTAACCATTCGTTTCTGGGTTTACTATTAATAGTAGGGGAACCGAAACGAATCATACCAATTACTTTGTTGGTATTCTTTTCTTTAATCACCCACTTCAGTCCCTTGCCTGGGATTGATGCTTCCACAGGTGCGGACGTGACAATCTCCATATAGGACATGAATTGTTGTGCAGGCGATTCTGCGATTACGAACTCCATCTCAGAAGGATGTATATCGAAATCACTGAACAAGTCTTCTTCTGGCCCCATGCCAGGCAGTGAGTACGGAAAGGATTCCATACGTTCCATCTTGACTTGTCTCATGTATTCATCGATGCGTTCTATGTTTCCAAAGAACTCATCAAAAGCGTTTGCACCATACAGTGCATCTTTGTGACTTAAAATCATTTGTAATACCTCATCATCAGTTACACATTATACAGTATGTAGCAAAGTTTGTCAACCCTTAATTTTCCTAATTTTAAGGTTTATAACGAGTATAAATAGAAGGGTAAATGGAGAATATTTAATGGCAGAATTAACTACTAACAAAAACTACTTGCAACCTACTGGATTTCGTGTTATAATAAGTAGGCAAAATTACCCAAACCTTGAGTACTTTGCACAAGGAGTGAACCACCCTGGCTCTACAGTTTCTCCATTGGAACTGGGAACACCGAGGATTACTTCTATCCCTTTAGCGGGAGATAAGATTACATACGGTAGTCTTACTATGGATATCATACTTGACGAAAACATGGTATCATATAAAGAGATGCAAGGTTGGTTAGAGAATACGTTGAACTTAAATCAGACATCTAATTCAGATGCAGAGTTCAATCCATACCGTGACATTACTGTCAGTATCCTATCCAGTCATAATAACGCAAATACGCAGATACTATATAAGGACTGTATACCAACAAACATTAGTTCTATAGCGTTGACTGCCAATACGTCTACCGTACAGTTTTTAACCTTTAATGTGGAGTTTAGATTTTCGTCTTTTGAATTGAGATAATATGCATTTTATTGAATTGAAGAATCCAAGGGTTCTTGATATATTAGAAAGGTTTCGTTATTTGTATCGTGATAAGTACGACATCACCGAAACTAACTTACCTCTGTCTGACTTACTCGGACAAGGGGAAGAGTATGTGTCAGAAGAATACCTAAGAGATGTTTTAGAGAGAGGAGAGAATCACGATGGTTCACCTAGAGCCGCCTTCTCATACCCGATAAAACCCGATCACTATCGTGGTACTGACACTCAGTACAAAACAGATTATCAAGAAGTCGATCATGATATGCGACTAGAAGTCGGGTTCAAAGAATCTGCATTAACTCAGTTGTACCCACCCCAAGGTTTTATTGACTGGCATAATAACGCCAACTCTACGTCATATAATATTCTATTCACGTGGAGTGAGACTGGTGATGGTTGGTTCAAGTGGTATGATAAAGAGAATGACAAGATAGTGACTATGCCCGATAAAAAGGGATGGAGTGCGAAAGCAGGATACTTCGGTCATTATGGTGACGGTGATCTATGTTACCATAGTGCATACACTAATTGTTGGAGAATGACAATGGCATATGTAGTACCCAATGATGCGAAAGAGTATTGGGAGTTAATGTGCGACTATATAGAAAGTGAGGATTGATTATGAAATTAGATTTAGAAATGATACTGAGTGAATGGAAGACGGATTGTCAAATCCCTATGCACCAGTTAGATGAAACATCACGTAACACACCAATGTTACATGCGAAATATTTGCAGTACCTATCCACGGCCAAGTTATCTTTGAAACGTGCAGAACATGTACAAAAGATTTTACTTAAAGACAAATGGTTGTACTATAACGGCAAGATGGATGAAGATGCAATCAAGTCAAAAGGATGGGAACCAGATCCATTTGGTGGTCTAAAAATTCTCAAAGGTGAGATGGAACATTACTACGACTCTGATCCAGAGATACAACGTAGTGAAGAAAAAATTGCGTATCTTAAAACTCTTATAGATACATTAAATGAAATTGTTAATAATCTGAACTGGAGACACCAAACGATCGGTAACATGATCCGATGGAAACAGTTTGAGGCGGGAGCATAATGAAATATATTGTAATAGGTGGCCAACACTGTGGGTATTGCACCCAAGCAAAAAACCTCTTAGAGAGGAAAGAACTAGAATACGAATACCGTGACATGATGGAGATCAATCCTAGAGAGATGACTCGACTCACGGATATCGCTGGTATTCCACAATTCAGGACTGTCCCTCAGATCTTCGTTGTAGAAGGAGAGACTTGGTGTTATGTTGGTGGGTACACTGAGTTGAATCACACCCTTAATGGATAATCAAATTCGCATAGGATTGCAGAACCACTCTCTATTATCAGTCGAGTGTAATGCACACCAAAGTCAGGAACTACGAGATTACTTCTCGTTCTTCGTTCCTGGCTATCGTTTCATGCCTGCATTTAAAGCACGGAGATGGGACGGTAAAATAAAGTTATACAACATGGTGACCAAGACATTACCTGTTGGACTTTACAACCATCTAAAAAAATTCTGTGCGGACAGGTTCTATCCACTACAGTTAGTGGAACATGAAGAGTACGGTCATCCTGCCATAAAGAACAAGGTTGACCATCCCGAACTCATGAAAGAAATAAAAGACTACGATGCACCGTTTGATGTTCGTGGTTATCAGTATGATGCGATAGTACATGGTATTGAAAACAAGAGATGTCTGTTACTGTCACCTACTGGTTCTGGTAAGTCGTTTATTATCTACAACCTTATGAAGTGGGTACTAGAACGTACAGAGAATAAGGTATTGATTATTGTTCCTACAACAAGTCTAGTGGAACAGATGTACAAAGACTTCGAAGATTACGGTATGGATGTGGCCAACGAGGCACACCGTATCTACTCAGGTAAAGAGAAGACGACCGATAAACGAATTATCATTTCTACATGGCAGTCGATCTACCGATTCGGTACAGACTGGTTTACACAGTTTGATTCTGTATTCGGTGATGAGGTACATTTATTTAAGGCGAAGTCACTTGCGACTATGATGGACAAGTGTATCAATGCCTCATATAGGTTTGGTACGACAGGTACACTTGACGGTACAGAGACAAACAAGTTAGTGTTGGAAGGTTTATTCGGCCCCACATTCACGGTGACTACCACCGTAAAACTGCAAGAAGATAAAACATTGGCACAACTGGACATATCTGTCCTGTTATTGCGATACCATAATGATATATGTGAGATGATGAAGGATAAATCATATCAGGAAGAGATTGACTACATAGTTACGAACCCCGACAGATTGCGGTTCGTTACCAATCTCGCTATGTCACAGGAAGGGAACACACTGGTACTATTTCAGTTTGTTGAAAAACATGGGAAGTTGCTTTACGATCAAATAAAAGAAAAAGTAAAAGATGATCGTAAGGTCTTTTATGTGTCAGGGGAAGTCGATGCGACTGACCGTGAACAGATAAGAGGAATCGTAGAAGGACAGAAAAATGCTATCATTGTTGCCTCACTTGGAACTTTTTCTACTGGGATTAATATACGGAATCTCCATAATATCATATTTGCTTCTCCAAGTAAATCACAAGTTAAGGTTCTTCAATCTATCGGCCGAGGGTTACGAAAGTCTGACGATGGGCGTACTACTAAGCTTTATGATATATCAGACGATCTACATACTAGAGGTCACAAAAACTTTACTCTGAAACATTCAGCTGAAAGGATTAAGAT